ATGCGCGCCAGCAGTGCCTTGTTCTGCTCGACGAGTTCGTCGATCTTCGCCAGCAGGGACAATACCAGCCCCTTCAGACTGTCGGCGTTGAGCGAATCAATCCCCTCGGGCGGCATCCCGAGCTTGAATCAAACGGCACCGACCCGCTCAATGCCGCAATGCTGAGTCACAGCGCCGGGGGGTGAGTAGTTACGAATCTCGCACTTTTAGCCATTGCGTGCAATCGGTTGGTTGACCGATCAGAGTCACTCGCAACGCGCCGAAAGAGTTGATTGAAGATCCAGCGAAGATCACCGGACCTCACGTGAACAGCAGATCCAACGTGATCTTATGAATATATCCGCTCGGCATGACCGACACATTGATCCGGCCCAATGATGGCCAGTGAACAGCATCTCGGCATAGCGCTCGACACCGCGCTCGAACTCGCGCTCGCCTGTTTTCGGCAACTTGTCGGACATGGGAATTGCCCGTTTCACTCAAACTCCATATGCGAAGATATGCCAACTATCATTCAAAGCAATTCACGACCTGATGCCGAGTATCTCGACCACATATCGGCGGCAGGTGCTAAACTATTGGATCAGTATCGGGGTATTAGTATGCCGCGCCCGCTCGTCGGCGACCGCCTTGTCCGCGATGTCGAGCACCAGGAGAGGATCTCGTCGAGCCCGGACAAGAGCCTCGCCACGCCCTCTTCTGCCCCATAATGCTGGCGAAACCGACGGTGCAGCTCACGGCGGCCTTCCGCCCACGCCAAGCTGCAAAGGATGCGTCAGTCGACAGAGCCGTCCTTGGAGACCAGCGCGGTCGTCTCGCAATCACCGATCAGTGCATAATCCTCAATGCGACTCAGCATGGATGGCCACGCCTCAAAGTCGATATACGGCCGCCATCCGAGCGCCCTGTCGCACGTTTTGTGGAGGCCGTCGAGACATTCAAAAAAACTTTGCCGGACGCGTGGCGGAAGTCCGCGCGAGCCTCGCGCCAGGCACCTCAGTAGAGGTGTGGTTTCAGGACGAGATGCGCGTCGGGCAGAAGAACGCCCGCGATCCCAGATGTGGGTGAAGCCGGGGAAAATGAATGAATTACCATTCGTCTCCGGATGGTTAGCCCCATCTGGTCGGCTGCTGCGGACTCGCCGCCGCTGACCCGGACACATGCCTGCGCTGTCATGGCGCAGGTATCATCCATCGAGTTCAGCAGGCCCAGCAGCAAGGCCGGATGATTCGGATCGGCGGGGACTGCAACAAAAGAAACTTCTCGCGGCGTCCACTTGACTGCGATCTTCTTGCGGCGGCCGCCCTCAACTCGAATAATTCACTTGCGACATGTCGCCCGACAAGATCTCGAACGGCAATCCGACGCCGACCGCAATTTGTCGCAACAGGTGACGAATTAAATCGCTCGAGCCCTCGACATCGGGAACAGCGGAAAATCGCATATCCGTTCCACTCGGCAAAACCCTTATTGTGCCGGGCTCAATCGACAGCCTCGCCGGATCAACTGTCACGCCATCGGTAAACCCGCCGCCGCGGCCCTCTAAATCGGTCAAGAATGCCGCAAATAAAGCGGCGCAATTCATCCGCTCGCCGAGCGCCTCGATCAGCCGGTCGAGCATGTCGAGCAGGCCGAGCACCGGCAGAAACCAAACGCCTCTCACCTGGCCGGGCCATTTCGGATCGAAAATAAAAATCACATCGCTCGCTGGCACGCGCACCGATGGCCGTAGCGTCGAGGAATACAGGTCGGGATTTTGATCGGTGAAAATCCAATATACGACGACCTCGCCCTCGGCACTGCGCTCGACGCCGAAATCAGTTCTGCCGCCGCCGGGAATATCCGTGGACCTGGAGCGGTCGAGTTGCTCGGGATTGAGCAATCGCAGCTTGAGCTCGCCGCGCGGCGTGGTCGTCAGGACCACCAGCCCTTCGCCCGCGGTCGCCACGCTACGCCACAGGCGGAGCAAGAAGCCGCAGAAGTCAAAACTCTCGATATCGCAGGCGGAATAAAACCGGCGCCAGACGGCTTCGAGGCTCCGCCTCATCTGGCGATTCGGGTGCCGCGATCGAGCGGCCGGCCCGCTGCCGATCATGTTGGAGGCCCATACCGCGGCGATGGCCTCGCCGCTCGCGCTGCGGGCTGTGCGGAAATTGGCCCGTGCCGCCAGCGTCGCGCCCTCGGCGCCGGCCGCCCTCGCCGGTGCCGTCATCATGGGCGCCGAGCTCGTCGGCCAGGTCGACCAGCCGGGCCCGACAAACTCGCGCACGAAGGCCCGCGCCGCGTCTCGCCCGCGGGCGAAGAGGCCTCTGCGCTTTATGGTGCGGGCGAAGCTCACTGCATCGCCACCAAATTCTCGACGGCTTTGCGGTGAATTTGGCTAAGCTTGGGCGGGCGGTCGCCTTCTACCTCGTTTTCCTTGCGCCAGGCCTCCCAGTATTTCTTGGTCTCGATCATTTGAGGGTGGTCGGGCGGGAAAAAGAAGGGCCGCGACCGCATGTCGAGGCCGGCTTTCTCGCCACGCGCGCGGATGTCCGCAATGATGTCGTGCAGATCGACGAAAAACGAACGGCGCCGCGGGCGAGGCAGCGTCGCAATGTACTGGTCCAGCTTCGCAGCGGGACCGACGGCGCTCACCCATAGATCGTCGTCCAGTTGGGTGGCGCCGAAGACGATCGTCTGCTTCTCGTGTTGGACGAAGCTCACGCCCTCGACCCACCGATCGAAAAAGCAGCGGGTCATATGGGCGGCCATTTTGCGCTTTAGGCCAAGCTCATTGAGCTCGTCGCGGATGTTGAGCGCCACGGCGTCCAGCCCGAGCACTTGGCGAATTGGTTCCGCGGCCCCGTAGGCCGCGGCGCCTTGCCCGCGGTGGATGTCGCTGTAGTAGGTTTTTTTAACGACGCCGGCGACGGTGAATAGATCCTGATATCCAGATAAAACGAGGATTGGCATGCGCCGCCTCCAATTCTGCATGTTGCAGAACTGAGTACGGCACAAAGAGTTTTCGATAGTCAATAGGGCTGAGCGCTCTGTGCACTCAAATCGCACGCCACTGCCGCCGCGCCGGGCGCGGGCCGCATGCTCGCCGCCTCCAACGCCTTCGAACGCCGCGCGGTTCACCCGAGTTGAGGCAAATCACCATTGCGTTGAAAAAACATGTTTGACCTCCTCAACCCACCGGTCAAATTGGTCCCTGTTGTTTGGGTTAAAAACCTTCGACCGAGCTGGAGCGCAGTCACTGAAGTATGGTGGAAACCCTCCCTTGTCCCCCGTCCCGGGTTTGTACACCACGATACAAGTGAGATCCGGCTTACCTTGCTTTCTTTTCACTTCTTCGTAGATGGGATCGAGGATCAGATGCCATTGAGAAGATCCAATTGTTCTGCCGAGCGCGTGCTCGATTTCGCTGTAATAAGCGTACTGCTAGCGTTTGCCTTTGCCTTTAGGTATTCGAACGTCTTTTCGATATCATCACGGGTAATGTCAGACAAAGCGTCGTCCTCCCTTTGAGCCGTGGTCGCAGTCACCCGCGGCCGCGCTGCATCCATTCTGAATGGATCACGGTCGGATTCTGCTTCGGCGGCGTTGGCGCAGCAAGCGCGTCGGCGCGCTGAACGAAGGCCGCCTCCGTGAGCGACAGCCCCGCCCGCGCCGCAAGGCCGTAGGTCAAGCAATCCAAGCTCTCGGCGCGGGCCCCGAGCTTGCGCTCGAACCTCGCCACCGGCCGCCCCCTCGTCATGCGAACGACCCGGCGCTCGGATGCCAGCATTTCATAATAGGTCGCGTCCAATGAATGGCTGAACCTGATTGAATTGCCACGCCCCAACCGCGCGAAGATCTGACTCTTGATCGAATCAACGCCGGCAATGAACAACGGCAGTCGTGTCTTGATTTTCGAGCGCTGGATCGCCGGCCTGGCGAAGCCGGCGGCGCCTTTGACCGCAAGCACCTTCCTCCCCAGCCGCGGCGTGCAAAATCGCAAAACCTCGTCCATCACACCGCCATCACCGGCATCGATTCCGGCCGCATCGACCTTCAAAGAACCGCCCGCCGGATGGCGCCATTGCTGCCGCAGCACCTTGTCGAGTTCCTCCCACACCTCGGGATCGAGCGGAGAGCCCCATAAAACTTGATGGGATAGCACGAAGATCGTGCCGTCCTTGGCGTGGCCGAGGAACGACATCTCGATTCTGTCGCCCTGAAGATCAGCGCCAATGGTCAGCGCAAGGCACTCGCGCGGAATGTGGTCGAGGTCAAAGCCCTCCGCCCGCCGCGCAAGCTCGTCCTCGGAGACCTCGTCCGCTCGCTCGGCCCAAGGCAGCCCCAAAACCACATTGTGAAAAACCCGGAGCCGATCGTCGTCGTCCCGGACCTGCAGCCACTCCCGCGCCAATTTCCCCCACTGGGCGGCCGGTAGGGAGCTCGGCAATGCGGAAATCCGGGCCCGGGTGCCCCCACCTGTAAGGCCCTCCAGCGGCCTCCGCGGACAAGCCCCGGCTTACTCTCCTCCAGGATCATCCCGCCGCACCCCGGACAAACGCAATGCGCCTCCTCCGGCCGACCCTCCGGCCACTGAATGCACGGCCAGGTGATCTCGAACCACGCCGCGCAGAGCGGGCAGCAAATTTCGAAAATCCTCATATCGGATTCGGCGAGGCCCTTCGCGACATAGCTACTGTCCTGCATCAATGGCGTTCCGCCACAAACGATGCGCCGATCGCGAAACGAAAGCGTCCTGGCCTCGGCCAAGGCGATCGCCGCGCCCTCCGCGGTGTCGAGGAGCGCGTCGCATTCGTCGATGAGCAAGACCTTGGCCGTGATCGCCCGCAAATTGCGCGGCGCCGTCGCGGAAACCAGCCGAAGGCTCGCACCCCCGGCCCCCCTCCGGAACAGCAGCGTGTTGCGAGAAGCCCGCCCAGCGGTCGCCGGCGTCGGCAGCTTCCCTTGCAAAGCCGGCGAGGTGTCGAAAATGCTCTCGATATCGATGACGTAATTGCGGCAGTCGAGCTGCGCAGGCAGCACCACAAGCACCGGAGCCGGCTTCTCCGTCAGGTGATAGGCGATGAGGCTCGAAAGCAGCGTGCTGTATCCGATCCGGGCGGATTTCTGGATCGTCAGCCGCTCGACCGCCGGATCGACCATGGCGGCCGCGATTTCGCGCAAATACGGCGCGAGCTTGATGCGCCCGGGCTCGGCAGAAAGGCCCACAGGCAGCCTAATCGTGCGCTCAACCCACGAAACAAAGTCCGGCCGTTTCATCTCAACTCACGGGCGACCACTGAGTAAAAATCCGGGCGGCTGCGCCAGCGCTCTTGGCGTCGCCCAGAAGGACCCGTGCCCTGTGTTATGCCGCCCTGTCCCGGCTTGGCCGCCGGAACTGACGCAGCATGCGATCTAAGCAGGATTTCGTTGACCCGCCAACGAATGAGGCTTGCCATGTCGTCCGCAACGCTCCGAAACCGGACAGACGGCTTGGGTGGCGATGGGCCAAAGATCGGGATAGGGGGGAGCCTCGCGGCTCCGCCCCTCCCACACCACCGTACGTACGGGTCCGTATACGGCGGTTCGAGAAAGTT